CTGACCCTGTAGACTAAGTTCAACAAACAAACAACCAACAAAATCATGTTCGCAGTTCAACCCACCTCCTTCGGCACCTTTGATCAGCACGGTGCAGACTATGCCATCAACATCGGGCACGCCTACCGTATCGCAGCAATCAGACAGGCAGAGGGAGAGGGTGATCAAATGGTTTGGAAACTCACCGAGGGCAACCCCATCCCATGGGTGCGTGTCTATGATGACGAGAGCGTCTCCAGCGTGACAACTCAGGAACTGGCACTGCTGGTCTAGGCAGCACCCCTCTACCGACTACAATACAAGAGAACACAACACAGGACACAGCATGAACGGATGGGCAACCTACGAAACATGGAACGTCGCTCTTTGGATCGGCAATGAGGAGATGATCTACCGCCATGCCAAGGAGAACAAGAACCTTGGGTATCGCAAGTGGGCGAAGCGATTCATCGATGAGTTCGGTGAGTATATCACGGGCGACGGCGTGGCATGGTTGCACGACGACATCGACACCGATGAGATGGATGAGATGCTGGCAGAACTCTAAGGGGTCGCCCCCCTTTCTTTACACTAACCCCACACACACTATGTCTAAACAACTCGGAAAGTATAGGAAGGCAGTTGATGCCATCATGGATGAGTATGGATTTGTTTTCTTTGACGATTCCAAGCATTTGAAATACAAACACCCTGATCTAGGTATCATTCAGACATGCTCAAAGACACCAAGCGATAACTACGCATTGGCACAGATTAAGAGACAATGTAGAAGATCAGTGGCAGCACTAAGTTAAACACAGGGGGCAGTTAATGCCCCCCTTAATGTATACCCCCTGAACGCCGAGCGGGACTCCTACGCCTACTCTAACCTACAAAGTGTTACCCAAGCGAGATAAATACTTCGGGTCCCTCCAATATAAAAAAATCGCCCCAGAAAATTTTGCCATGAAACCCTTGACAACATTTAGGGAAGAGATTAGTTATATTATGCTATGTCTCAAAGAAACTGAGAGTATCCTGAGAAGTAACATAGTAACAGGTATTCAGAACTATATAAAAAAATCCCCTGAGGTATAGTATGACTAGAGCACCTGCGAAGAAACGTAATAGGGACCAGGAAGGTAAATTCTTCCTATATGTATTTTTCCACTCAGTGTGGAGCAGTGTATTCTCAATATTCGACGAGGAGTAATCATGGAACAACACAAAATCACTTACAAGACGAAGGACGGTGTTCTAAAGGAACAAAGGTTCGACGAGTTCAATGAATTTGCCGATGCAATCGAAGATGCTGCGACGGACTATTTTGGGGCTGCTGACGCAGCACCTGAAATTGATGTTTCGAGTGCCTTCGGGGCATACGGTATAAATTATAAGGAAAGTTTTAAAAATGGAGCAAGAACTACAAGTGAAGTTGAATTCCTTGGAGAAGAGACTGAAGGAAGTTGAGACACCTGGACCGCTGATGTATCGTCGTCCAGGATCTGAGGAACATGAAAACCTTGTAGACTTTCTGAATGACACATATATACAGTTACAGGAGGTTCGTGCAGTTGCAGAGATGACTGCAAGGGACTCTAAGGTTCACCTAGATCACAAGTTATGCCAGCACTAGCGATTCCAACTACAATGGATACTGTGAGCACCAATGCTACTTGCACGTTTGCTGCAGCGCCACTGAAGGGGACTCCAGTGAAGGCAGGGATCTTTATGGACAAGAAACCTACACCATTCTTTGCAGAGGGGACTCTTGTTACTCCAGTGCCAGGGGTTCCCATTGCAACACCACCAGGATGTATTGATCCTACAGGTGGCACAAGGATTATCAAGACTCTGATTAACAAGTCGATCTACATTCAAAAGTTAAAACCAGCACTGCAAGGGGATGAAGCATTTATTGCAGGATCACCGAGACCACTGACTGCACCGTTTGCGCCGTCATCAGTGCAGTTTCAGACTGGTGCGGGAGCAGCTGCAGGTGGTGCAGCAGCAGCATAAGTATGCTATAATATGTGAGTCGTTCAAAGAAAACCCATGGCAAAGCGTCCTTCACTGACTGGTGGCACATTTATCGAACCAACTCCCAAGAAGACCCGACAGGGTTGTGGGAAGCACACGAAGTATGCTGCCACTAGCAGAAATAGTAAAAAGAAAATGTATCGTGGACAAGGTAAGTAGAGTTAAGGAATGGATTAAATATATTTCTGAGCAGCGTGGGGATCTAGGTGGTCATGCCATATGTCCCTACGCTTTTTCTGCGTCTGTTCATATAGAGGAGCGTGCCTTACGGCGTGTGACTCTGAGTTCATTACCAAATGCGGACGTGATAGTCTACATTTTGGAGGACGATATCTCTGAATGCGCTCTGATGCAACGGGTTGCGGAAATTAATATGAGTCAAAGTGTATACTATGCGCTTGATGATCATATGGATGACGCAACACATATTAATGGAGTGCAAAGTAACTTTAATGAAGGAAACTTGTTACTCATTCAAAAGCGTGATAAATTAGAGAAGGCAAGAGAACAATTACACAAGACTGATTATTATCAATATTGGTCACCAACACTTTATAGGAGAATTATCAATGGCAAATAGTCCCACAGACCTTGGCGACAAGTTTGTAAGATCAGGAATGACACTTATCACTCAACCTGCTAGCGACTATTGGTTGAAGAAGTCTGAGAAATTGAAAGAAGAAAGAAAGCGACTAGATAATTTGATGGGCTGCTAAATAGATAAGATACACTCTACTATTCGTGTGGCAAAGTTTCAGACCTTCAAGGATTTGAATGTAACGTTCAAACCCCATCCTGTAACAGGTGACTTAATTGTCAAGAAGGATGATGCTGCAATTAAACAAGCAGTCGTCAATTTGCTGCTTACCTCAAAGGGCGAGAGACCATTTCAACCAGATCTGGGGTCTAATCTTCGTAATTTACTATTTGAGCACCTAGATGTGGCGACTGCTGCTGAAATTGGCGATGACATTCGTCAGACTCTAGATCAGTTTGAACCAAGAATTACGGTTACTGGTTTAGAAGTTGATACTAATTTTGACGACAATGGATTTGACGTTGCTTTAGAATTTGAAATTATTGGTAGAGAAGACTTTCCTGTCGCCATAGAATTCTTCCTAGAGAGAACTCGATAATGCCATACGTTCAACTATCAAACCTAGACTTTGCAGATATCAAGACTGCTCTCAAGGAATACTTGAGATCGCAGGGAGAGTTTACTGATTTTGATTTTGAAGGTTCTGTATGGTCGAACCTTCTCGACGTATTGGCATATAATACGTATTATACAGCGTTCAACACTAATATGGTGGTGAACGAGACGTTCCTTGATTCGGCAACGCTCAGGGACAATGTGGTGGCGCTGGCGAAGCAATTGGGTTACACTCCCAAGTCAGCAACATCACCAAAGGCAAAGTTGTCTTTTAGAATAACATTTCCAAACACTGCACCGAATGAAATCGTTCTAAGAAAAGGAACAGGTTTCAATTCTACATTTGATGGTAGCGTATACAATTTTGTAGCGGTTGAGGACATTAAGGTTCCTGTTATTAATAACATCGGAACTTTTGATAGCATCGATATTTACGAAGGAAACTTCATCACTGACACCTATACGGTTAATGCAGCACGATCAAACCGTTTTGTGATCAAGAACCCCAATGCAGACGTTTCGTCCCTTAGAGTCCGTATTTTCGCATCTGCACAAAGCACTTTAGGAGAGATATATGCGAGAGCAGATAGTATCCTAGACATTACGAGTGAGTCAAGTGTTTTCTATGTTGAGGAAACCGAAGATGAGCAGTATGAAGTATTTTTTGGTGATGGTGTCCTAGGTAGACAACTAGAGTCTGGTAACCAAGTAGAAATTACATATCTGTCAACGAATGGTCCTGATGCTAACGGAGCAAGAGCATTCACCTTCAATGGCATCATAGAAACCCCTGCAGGCGATTCTAACCTAAACTACACTGTTGACTACTCTGCTGCTACAGACCTCGTAGAGGCGGCATTAGGGGGCGCAGAGATCGAATCTGTTTCTAAGATCAAGTTTAATGCTCCTAAGTTCTATGGAACACAGAACAGAGCAGTCACGGCACAAGACTATGCAGCAATTGTAAGAGAGATCTATCCTGCTATTGCTGATATCATTACATTTGGTGGTGAAGAGGATGATCCCCCTGAGTATGGTAAGGTCAAGATTGTTGTCAAACCATCTACTGCACGTAGATTGAGTTCTGTAACTAAAAAAGAGATTGTAGATAAACTGAAACCATACATGGTGGCATCCATCACTCCTGATGTCATCGATGCTTCTATTTTGTATGTTGAACTAAAGTCCAATATTTACTATTCTAAAGAAAAGACCAATCAGACTAGAGATGAGATTAAGTCTAAGGTTCTCGGTGGTCTAGAAGCATACATTGCATCTTCTGATACAGAGAAGTTTAATGGCAAGTTTAGATTCTCTAAGTTTGTTGGTGTAATTGATGATGCTGATCGTAGTATTAACAGTAATCTTACCACTGTGAAAATGAGAAAGGATTTTTATCCTCAGATCAATAGTAAGTTCTTCTACGAACTATGTTTCCAAAATGCTTTCGATAATACTTGTGATGAGGATGTAATTGTCCAGTCAACAGGTTTCAAAGTAAGTGAATATCCTCTCTGGACAGTCTATCTCGAAGATCGCTCTGGTAAAATCGTCCTATATAGAATAGACTCTATCTCAGGTGAGAAAATCGTTTTAAACGACTCTGTTGGAACGGTTGATTATATTAAGGGAGAGATCAAACTTTATGATCTGACAGTTATTGAAGGTAGTTTCTTCGATAATCGAATCGAAGTGAGAACTATCCCACTAAGCAATGATATTAGTGCGTCGAGAGAGGTTTATCTCGATGTTGATATTCCAAAGAGTTCATTCACGATTTACACAGAGTAAGCTTAAATGGCAGAGACTAGGAGAATATCCACTCTAATCGAGAGTCAACTACCTGAGTTCATTTCTTCTGACTACGAAAATTTTTCTAAAGTTGTAGAGAAATATTACGAGCAGTTAGAACTTAGGGGTCAACCTCTCGACGTGATTCAGAATATCACGAAATATCGTGATATCGATTTTTATGAGAAAAGTCTTCTAGCACAAGGCACAGAATTAGCAGTAGCAGTATCTGCGAGTGATACTACTATTGAATTGATTGATGCATCTTCTTTCCCTGTGGAAAATGGTTACATCAAGATTAACGATGAGATCTTGTTTTACAAAGAGAGAAATGGTAACACTCTCAGTGATGTCTCTCGTGGAGTCAGTGGCAATACAAAACTAGGTGACCTATACGAGGCAAGCAACTTCGTAACAACGCTTGCTGTGGGTCACAACTCAGGTGTGGCAGTCCAGAACATCAGCAACCTGTTCTTGTATGCTATTGTCAAGAACTTTGAGTCTGACTACCTTGCATCCTTCCCAGAAAAGTATCTGAATGAGAAGGTAGACAAGCGAACTCTAATTAAGAATATTACTAGTTTCTATCGTGCAAAAGGCACTGATAGGTCAATCAAGTTTATTTTCAACACTCTGGTAGGAAATGACACTCCAGAGGTTGTAAGACCAAAAGATTTTACTGTAAAAGCATCCACATCCGATTGGATCACCTCTTACTCATTAAAAGTAAAAGTTTTAGCGGGTAATGTATCTGATCTCATTGGAGAAGAGATTGTTCAAGGCATAGACTCATTTAATCCCAATGCAGGTTTTGCATCTGGTATTGTAGACAATGTTTTCGGTGCTGGCACAGTTGATGGAGAGCAACTATATGAAATTGCTTTAGATACGTCTTCGATTAACAATACATTCAAGATTGCATCTAAAACCGAGTTAACAGAAGACTTTGATAATGGTCTTACTGTTGGAGATCGTATCAATGTGTTTTCCACAGAAGGATTTTCTTCTACAGGCAGATTTATAATCCGTGGGGAAGAATTTGAGTATAATGATAAAAGTGTCACTCAGTTTCTAGTTAGCGACAGAGAAAGCAATATTGTTTATGCTGCTGGAGAATCTGTTTACAGTTTTTCTACAGTTACCTCTGGAAACGTCAAGCTTCTAGTCCTTGGTGTCCTTTATAACTTGAGCACTGATGCTCCTGTTCCTTATTCTGAGGAAGGAGATCGCATTCAGGTATCTGGTGCAGGTTTCGAGACCAGAGATCCCATTATTATGACTCCACAGAATACCATTCGTTGGATTCTGAGTCAAGAGAATGCTGAAGCAGCAAATCCTACTATTCAGTCTCAGATTGGAGATCTGCCTGGTGATGTTGCTGCTGTTTATGAAGATAGCAACTATTACTACATCTGTTCGTCTTCTTTCCCAACTAGACCTATTCTTCTTGCAAATACTCAGCAGAAGTTGCAAGATCAGAAGACGATGAGGTTGATTCGTAAGAATCCTCAAGTTATTACTGAATCGTATAAAACAACACAAAGAGATGTTGGCATCTTAGTTGATGGAACTCTTGCTTTCAGTTATAGAGATTTTGATCAAGTCAAATTTGGTCCTATCACCAAGTTCAATATTTCACAAAAAGGTGCTGGATTCCAGGATCCCCCTAATGTTCTGATTAACAATATTCCAGGAAGAGCAAGATCTTTCCTAGCAGGTGAAGTTGTTGACAGTATTGAACTTCTTGATCAGACTGTATATACTGTTCCACCAACTGTAACTATTACTTCTGGTAGAAA